ATTCACCCTAACAAATGGATCAGAGGAAGTACGCTTTGTAATATCACAAGATGAGGAAGGCAATGGCGGTGGCTTTGCTTTCATAGAGGATAATGTAAAGTAAATGACAGAGAATAAACAACTTTGGTGGAAGGATAAGGTAGTTACACACTGTCCCAACTGCGTTACTAAGATGCGTACTCTAGACACTAGGCCATACCATAAGCTTGGATACCCAAGTACTAGAAGAAGAAAGTATTGTAGCCACTGTAGAGATACCAATAGAATTAAGTCAGCCTGAGTAAATTCCTGGATGTGTTGCATAAATGTCACGTGACATAATGGTAACATTGACTAACATTAAAACTAATAATATATCTTACACATAATATAACATAGAGGAATATAAATATGAAAAATACAAATAAGAAAATGTCTCAACACACAATGATACTTAAGCACCTTCGTGCATCTAAGGGTCTAACCTTACGCGAAGCTTTGATAGACTATAGAATACAGTCTTTCCCCAAACGTATATCTGAGCTGCGTAAGTCAGGTTATAGGATTGATGGTATCAAGAGTAGACACCCAGTTACAAATCAAAGATACACACGTTACACATTAGTAGAGGAGAATGCATAATGACTGAAGTACAACTAACACCTGAGTGGACTGCTACCATACTAGACGATGGTGGTATGGTAGTGAAGAGTTGGGATGAGGTAATAACCCTACCCAAAGAAAGTGTTACTAGGTTAGCAAATATCTTTAAGCAGATAGAAGAGGAGAATGCATAGTGCATAGACTTAACATCTATAGCACACTAACAGGTCAGCATATATGCTACCACACAGCGCGTAGCAGAGAAGAGTTGCTACGCCTATATAAAATGTATGATAAAATTAGAGACATAAGAATGGAGATAAAATGCCTTTTATGATTGAGAAGAACGTACCCTTACCATCAACTAAGGATGGACGTGGTGCACCTAACAAAGGTTACGAAGCACTACTACAGCACATGAAGGTAGGCGATAGTGTGGTAGTAAAACGTGCTGCCTTGGCTAGTATATACACTCACGCTAAGAAGATAGGGTGTCAGGTTGTTACTCGTAAAGTAGATCAAGCTAACAGACGTGTATGGATGTTGAACAAGGGAGATGCATAATGCCCAACTGGTGTGAGAATAGAGTAGTAATTACAGGTGATGTAAAAGTATTAACTGCTATCCAAGAAGCGGCAGATAAGGGTGGGTTACTGGAACATCTAGCACCTATAGGTGAATATGATTACGATGTAGCTAATAATACATGGAACACCAAGTGGGAAGTAGACGTTCAGCATGTTAGTTTGTTTCCTGATGGGTATGAGGATGGTAAAACAGCGGTACTACACCTAGGTTTTGAAAGTGCATGGAGTCCACCCACAAGTGCGTATGATACAGGTGCTGATAGATTAAAGGTTAACATCGAGGCATCCTACTATGAGCCAGGAATAGGTTACATAGGACAGTATGATAGTGCTTTAGAAACAGACGACTGCTTTGAGTATGACTTTAGCCAAGCAGATTGGAAGGATGGTATACCTACTGAACTGATAGAAGAGTTTGACTTAGATGGTGAGTACGTATGCTACCAAGAATGGCAGGAAGAAACCAATGCTTGATCAAGAAGAAAGACTAAGGGTTGCACACCTAAGTGTCTGTGAACAGGAAAACAAAAGGATGCGTGAGATGTTTAACATACGCAACTACAAAGAGGGTGACCAGTGGACTGCCCAAAAGAATAGGCAGGAGACAGGTGCTAAGGGTGGTAGAAATACTAGACTTAAAAGACAATGGGTAAAGGAAAGGAACGCAAGATGAGTGATAATATTCTGATGCATCTACTACCATTAACTGTTATTGCTGCTTACACTGGTGGTGCTTTATATCTCTGGTACAAAAACGTGAAGGGAAGGTAACATGAAAATACCCAAGGGTAATGCTAAGCTGTGTGATATTATAGATTTCTATCTGGTATCTCCTGCCTTTGCTAGACTATCTGGTGCATCTCAAAAGGATTATGAAATACATTTATCTGCTGTGATCAATACACCTGTGGAAGGCAAGTCCCTTGGTGAGTATCGCTGTACTAATGTTAAGGTAAGACATCTCATACAGGCATATGATATATGGCTTCAGACAGGCATACGTACAGCAAACTATCGTAAGTCTGTATTGTCTGCTGCTTGGAAGTATTCCATGAGACAGGACGTAATGATACACAACCCAGTAGCACTTGTACCTACCAAGTCTAGCAAACCTAGGCGCGTGTACTGGAGTAGAGACCAGATCAAAACATTTCTTGAGACAGGTTACAGTGACTTCAGATGGCGTAGCATTAGTCTTATTGTACACATGGCATACGATTGGGGTCAGCGTATAGGTGACATGAGAGTTATGACTTGGGATACCTTAGACTTAGATCAGTGTCGCTTAGACCTAACACAAAGTAAACGTAACGCTGAGATACACCTACCCATATCTAATGGTTTGTGTGATATGCTGCGACAACAAAAGGAAGACTTTGGATTCCAGGAATATGTAGCACCTAGGGTTAAACCAAGGTCAGGTGCATACACACCCTATGATAAGGGTGAAATATCCTTACTTATCAATGAGGTACTGGACGAAGCTAATCTACCTAGAGAACTTACAGCTATGGACTTACGCCGTACCGCTGTGACTGAGATGATGGAAGGTGGGGTTGACTTAGCTAATATCATGCAGGTAACAGGACATAAGAATATACAATCAGTTAAGCCCTACATGGTGAACACATTGAGTGGTGCATCTAAGGCACTGTCAGCGAGAGGGAATGAAGATGAGAGTGAGAAGTGAAGAGAGTAAAGAAAAAGATAGGATACGCAGAAGAAAAAAGTATGATGAAGGTCAGGCTATACTTCGTAGGTATAAGACTATAAAGGGTTGTGCACATTGTGGGTATAGGGCTTTCTCAGTAGCACTACATTTCGATCATATAATACCTAGGGATAAGAAGTTTTTAGTACCTACTAAAGCACACTACCTACGCTATGGTAAGAATACTAAGAGTAACAAAAAAATAAGAGAAGAAGTATTCAAGTGTCAGGTATTGTGTGCAAACTGCCATGCTATCAGGACAAACACAGAAGAACACTATGGTGTAAAGAAGTTGGCTAGAGTATGAGTAAACATAACTGGAAACAGCACAGAGAATATGCTGAGTCTGTAACCGCACATGGATCACACCGAGGTGACTGTCCCTTCTGTAGAGGTAAGAATACTTTTTCAGCCTCTTGCGAGTATGGTCTATTGATGTATAACTGTTATAAGTTAGGGTGTAATGTAGGTGGTAAGTTTGATACAGACATGACTGCATCTGAGATACGCAGACACTTACGCCCAGCGCAAGATCAAATCAAGAGAGAGGTAGAAACTATGGAGATACCAGCCCAGCTAGTAGAACCAACACGACAACATACTAAGCACAATAGATTCATGAGGCGCTGGGGTATAGTAGGTAACACATTCTATGATGTTCAACAGGAGAGGGTAGTCTTTCCTATATATTACAAACATCAGATGATTGATGCTATAGGTAGAGCAGTAGGTGCTACTCAAAACCCTAAGTGGTATCGCTACACAGGTGCAGCCGACTACTATACAGTAGGTGAAGGTGATACAATACTTATTGTAGAGGATGTAGTCTCAGCTATTGTAGCCTATCAAGAAATGTCTGATGTAACTTGCATGGCAATCCTAGGTACTAGCATGAACCATAAACACTTTGAGAAGATAGGTGAGTATGACAAGGCTGTGATTGCACTAGATCCTGATGCACTATCAAAGACTATCGAGTACCGCAGAGAGATAGAGTTGTGGACAGGAAACAAAACAGTAGCACTAAGTCTTTCTGATGATATAAAGTATCGTATGCCAGAAGACATGGAGAAACTTGCTGACTTGAGTAAGTATTAAACCTATGGTAGACCCTAACTCTATACCAGAACTATTATCAGAGGACAGAATGGATAACGTAAACAACCCAGCACACTATGGTAAAGGTAGGATTGAATGTATTGATTACATAGAAGACTTCCTAACCGAAGAAGAATACATAGGTTATCTGAGAGGTAACATTGCTAAGTATCTACATCGCTGGAGATATAAGAACAAACAAGAAGACCTA